CATCAAGGCCTGTAATGCACTAAGCGACCCTATTGGACAATCGTGTTGAGGTGAGGATCAGATAACCAGAGATACCATGAAACTTAATATAAGGAGGTTTGCTAATGGCAAACACAATAGACACAGCCTTTATTAAGCAGTTTGAATCTGAAGTGCATCTTGCTTATCAGAGAATGGGATCGAAACTACGAAACACCGTTCGTACAGTAAGTAATGTTGCAGGAAACATAGTACGTTTTCAAAAAATAGGTTCTGGTTCTGCTTCAACAAAGTCTAGAAACGGTATGATTACTCCAATGGAGTTAGCGCATACCACAGTAGAAGCTACAATGTCAGACTTCTATGCTGCTGAGTACATTGATAAGTTAGATGAACTCAAGACAAACATAGATGAAAGACAAGCTGTAGCTAAATCGGCAGCTGCTGCTCTTGGTCGTAAGACAGATGAAATTCTTATTACAGCTATGGATGCAGGTGCTAATTCAACTCAATTACATGATACCAGTTCAGCTGTTGAAAAAGCAGATTTACTTTCTGCCTTTGAAACAATGGGTGCTGCAAATATACCTGAGGATGGACAGCGATATATTGCTATGCACCCTAAAGGTTTTGCAGATTTATTTCTCATTACTGAATTTGCATCAAGTGATTTTGTCGGAGATCAAAACCTACCCTACGCAGGTGGAATGACAATGAAACAATTCTTAGGTTTCAATATCTTTTCTACGTCTGCTGTAGCAGCAGGTAAGAGTATGGTATATCATAGCTCTGCTGTTGGTCTTGGCATTAATGCAGATGTTTCTACAGAACTTAATTATGTTGCTGAGAAAGTATCTCACCTTGCAACCTCTTCGATGTCTATGGGTGCTGCTGTCATTGATGACAATGGTATCTATGAACTCTTAGATAATAACTAATAGGAGGGTTTTACATGGCTTATGCAGCAAGTGGTCTTTGTAGATTAAATGGAGATTCAAATGGGAATCTTTGGACTTACAATACAACCGATGCTATTGCAGCTGTAAATAGTGCTAATTATTTTAATGATGCAGCAAATATGTTGAAGGTTCGTGATGTAATTATTGTTAAAGACACTAATACACCAACCACTAATTTTGTTACTGTTCTTTCAAATAATGGTTCAGCTGTCGATGTTTCAGACGGAACTGCTATTGCAGAAACAGATGGTGACTAGGGGGAATGGGGGGATAACACCCCCCATTTTATTATTATGGTAACAAGCACACCTGCAAATAGTGCAGTCGATATTGCAAGCAGAGCATTAATTTTAATTGGTGCTGAACCTATTACATCCTTTGGTGATGGTACAACTGAATCACTTATTACTTCTAATCTATATGAAGATATAGCACGAACAGCATTAGTTAATGCTCGTTGGAGATTTGCTACAAATCAAGCTGTATTAAATTTATTAAGTGATGCACCAACAGGTCGTTATGATAAAGCTTATCAATTACCAGAAGATACATTAATGGTTCATGCTGTAACAGTTAATGATGCTTTAATTGATTATCAAATCTATGGTAATATGATTTACGCAGATACAAATGAAGCTGATTCTGTTGTTGTAGATTTTACATTTAGAGCAAGTGAAGTTGATTGGGCTTCTTATTTTTCTCTTGCTGTAGAATATGCACTGGCAGTTCCTTTATCTTTTTCTTTAGCTAGAGATGCAAGTCTAGGTAATTTAATGCAACAGCAAGCAACAGCACTTATGGCTAAAGCAAGAAGTATAGATTCACAACAGCAAACAACACGCAAACTTGTAACATCGAGATTTATTACGAATAGGAGGAGTTAATGCAAAAAGCAAAAATTCCTATTCAAAATTTTCAATATGGTGAAGTAAGTCCTGCACTTGTTTCCAGAACAGATACAGAGATTTATAGAAATTCTGCTCAACGATTGCAGAATTTTTTTCTACGAGCAGAAGGTGGTGTTGTAAAACGATCAGGTACAAAACATATTTATACCTATGACATTACGCAAAACAATACAGCCTGTACAATTACAGTAACAGATTATGCTAATATAGCTGTAGGTGCATTTATAACATTAACAACATCAGCAGGAGTAGAAGTTGTTTTTACAGCAGAAACAGCAGGTGCTTCATCACCTTCTGATTCTCAAGGCTTTAGACCAAATACAAATAATGATACTACAGCAGATAATATTCAAGCAGCTATTAATGCTCATGCAAGTTTTACAGTAGCTAATCCTGCTTCAAATGTTATTACAGTTACAGAAACGTCACCCAATCCAACAGGTTTTTTAACAGCAACAAGTTCAGATGGAACACGATTAGCTGTTACAAGTCAGGCTAGAAATAGAACACAACAAGCAAGACTTGTTCCTTTTATTTTCTCAGATGACGAGCGATATATAATATCTTTAGAAAATGCAAAGATACGATGCTTTCAAGTAAGCACAGCAAATGTTGTATCATTGGTTGCAACAATTACACAGGATACAGATAGTGCTGCTGTGCCATTCTCAGATGAAAAGATACATGAAATATCTTATGCTCAATCTGGTGATACAATGTTTCTTGCTCATCAATCATTTCCAATTAAAAAACTTGTAAGAACAGGACTAACATCTTTTGAATTACAAACATTTGATTTTGATACAAACGCAGATAACACTCTTATTCATCAGCCTTACAGTAAGTTTCATACTACAGGATTAACAATAGACCCAAGTGCTTCAACAGGAAGTGGTGTTACAGTAACAGCAAGTGCAAGTTACTTTGAATCAAATCATGTAGGTGTAACATTACGTTATCATAATAGTGAAATACTTATTACTGGATTTACAAGTGCTACTGTTGTTACAGGAACAGTACAAGGTAATTTAAAACAGCAATTAGATATTAATGCTTTGAGAACAATAGATGGTTCTGCATCTATAGAAATAACTCATGTTGCTCATGGATTAAGTACAAACGATTCAATAGCTATAACAGAAGCTGCAACTGTTGCAGGATTATCAGCAGGTAATATTAATGGTACACGCACAGTTACATCTGTTGTCGATGAAAATAGATATAGAATTGCTGCTGCAAGTGGTACAGCAAACGCATCTATTGATGGTGGAGGTGCGCCTGTTATAACAACTCATGCACCAACAACAGATTTTAGTGAGCAGTCTTATTCTTTAGTTCGTGGTTATCCTGCTGCTGTTGCTTTCCATGAAGGACGATTATGGTTTGGTGGATCAACATCACAGCCAGATACATTATGGGGTAGTAAGTCAAATGAGTTTTTTAACTTTGATTTAGGTACTGCTGCTGATAATGATTCTATAGAATTGCTTGCAAGTATAGGTGAGATTAATACAATACGACATATTGTTTCTAATCGTGATCTACAAGTGTTTACATCTACATCAGAGTTTTATGTACCTGCTTTTCAAAACTCACCTATTACTCCTACAAATGCACAGATAAAAAGACAGACACCATTTGGTGCTTCGTTTGCTAAACCTTTTGTGTTTGATGGTTCAACATTATATGCTCAAGCATCAGGTTCAGCAGTAGCAGAATATTTATATAATGATTCTCAAAATGCTTATGCTTCTCAAAGTATATCAACAGTATCATCTCATTTAATTAAATCACCACATCAAATGGCTGTGCTTCAAGGATCAACAACACGACCAGAAGCATATCTCTTTGCTATTAATAGCGATGGAACAATAGCAGTATTTAATGCAAACAGAGCAGAAGGTAAAGCAGGGTGGACTGAGTTTACAACAAATGGTGTGTTTGAATCTATTTGTGTTATTGATACCAATGTATATGTAACAGCTTGGTTTGATACTGGTGCAGGTACAAAGAAGTTATATATAATGCAATTTGATTCAACAAAGAATTTAGATTTAAGTCGTGATTATGTAACAAGTGCAACCAGTACAATAGCAGGTGTATCATCAGATTGGGTTAATGGTGCAGTCTTAGATGTAATAACAGAAACAGATTATGTGGGTCAGTTTACTATGGCAAGCAGTAAGATAGATACAAGTTCAAGAGAAGCTGTACCTATTAATAGAAAAGTAGAAATAGGATATACATTTCCTGTTAGTTTAAAACTTAATCCTCTTGATATAGCTTTACAATCAGGACCACTTACAGGTGAGCCACGATCTGTAAATAAAGTTATTGTTGATATGAGTGATACTGGTGCAATATCAGTGAATAATAATAGTTTAATTATACGACAAACAACAGACGATTTTAGTACAGGTCGTTCTAATTTTACAGGTAAGAAAGAGTTTCGATTGCTTGGTTATTCTAAAGACCCACAGGTAACAGTTAGCCAATCTGCACCTCTTTCTTTGCAGATCAATGGTTTAGTAGCGGAGGTAACTTTTTAATGTGTCATCCAGCAGTAGGAGCGATAGCAACAATAGCAGGTACAGCTGCTCAAATGAAAGCAGCAAAAGATCAGGGAAAAGCAGTTCAAGAAGCTGCAACATTAAATGCAAAGCAAGCACTTATAGAGCGTGAGCAATCTCGACTTGAAGTAAATCAATTTGTTAATGATCGTCTTGAAGATTTAGATAATGCTACTGATACAAATAATGCTATGTTTGGTTTTTTAAATAGAGACATGGACGGTTCTATTAATGCTTTTAGAAAAGGGCAAATAGATATTGCTAATAGAGATATAGTAAGAGCAAAAGTATCTGGTGTTTTAAGAGAAGGGCAATCTGCTATGAGTGCAGGTAGAGAAATACAAAGAGGTAAAAATGCTTTAGCAGCAGGTAAAATTAATTCTATTTCTATGATGGCTTCTGGTTTATATACTCTATCTAAAATAGGAATTACATAATGGTTCAAAGAGTAATTAAACAAAAGACACAGTTTAGAAATAATCCTGTTGGATTAACAAAGTTTAATAGTGTTGATGCAGGTAAGTCACAAGCAATAATAAATTTAGCAGGTCAAGCTAAACAAATTATTGAAGAAGTTCGTATTCCTCAAAGACAACAAGAAGCAAAACAAGATGCTGCTGCATTAACAGTAGAAGATCTTTTAAATACTGATGAAGAAGGTAATCCAACTGTTGTAAATACTGACCACCTAAGAGGTAAGGGAAGTGTATATTCTAGAACATTTAAAGAAAGTGTTTTATCTAATCAGTATGATGCTATTGAAAATAAAATAGGTTCTAAGTTTGCTTCACTTGCAGCTGCAAATAAATTTACATCTAATGGTGTAGCACAGTTTGAAGCTGAAGCATCTAATTTTTTACTTGAATTATCTCAAAAATTAAAAGGTAATCTTGAAGTTTTTGCAGGTAACGCAGGTAAACAAAAGTTACTTGATACAAGTGCTGCATTACAAAATGCAAGAGCAGCAAGAACATATCAACAAACACATGAAAAAGCAGTTGAAGGATTACAATCAGAAATAAATAATTTACGAGTAAGAATTATTAATGGTGATTTGGATGGTGAAGGACAATTTGTTAATTCATCAGATGCTAAAGTACAAAAGTTTCTTAATGCTCCTAATGGTATTCTTGAAAGATTAGAACGTACTAAAGAAGGTCCATTTAGAAAACAAGCAGAATTAGATTATCAAAAGTTTAAGGGTATGCTTGGTATTAATAGTTTAAAAAAATTAACAAGTACACTTACTCGACAACAACAAACTCTTGTAAATAAATTTCTTAATAATGAAGATGGAGTAAAACTTCATAATTTAAAAGACGAAACTGGTAAATATTTTGTTCCTAAAGAAATACATGAAGATATAAAAGCTTTTATTGCTATTGATGATTTACCTTTTAGAAATCAAATGATTAATGATATTAAGCAAACATATACAAAAGCAATTCAAGATAAGTTAATTAATAATAATGAAGAACAACTTGAACTAAAATTAAGCACAAGTGAATTAATTACTACATCTTCAAGTGAAACTATAAGTGATATTACAGAAAATATAACAGCAGGAGGAAGTGATTCTTTTTTTCTTAGAGGATCATCAGGAGATATAGATCGTGCTACTAAAGAATATATGGCAAACTTTGAAAATAAACTTAGATCAAATCCTCTTTTTAAAACTTTAAGTACTCAACAAGTAGAAAACATTCTCACAGCAGAACGACAACAAGCACCTACTCGTCTTGCTCAAACATTTATTCAACAGTCAATGATCTCTAATAATTTAACAAAACCACAAAAACAAATGCTTGCTATGTGGTTACGCAATGATGATGAAAATCAAAAAAAAGCACTTATAAAATCATTAACTGAAGGAAGAGAAGATTCTTTAAATATAGAAGGTTTAGATAAAAAATCATTTCTTGGAATGATTTCTATGTTAGATGATTATAAAAAATCAAACAGAACAAAATCATCTTATGAACAATTTTTAAAAACAGTTAATAATGCAAACGATCAATATAAAGAAATAAGTGATGCTGAACAAAAAGATATAGACCGATCAATAATAACATCTGAGGTTGGACAAAATATACGTCAATCAAAAACACAACAAGAAAATCCTGATTTATTAGAAGAAGTTTTAAATGAAACACAGTTATCTCTTATACAATTAACACCATCTGATGTTCAAGAATTTATAA